AACATCTGTTGTGCCTGCCTCTCCACCACCCTCTTTGGCCTCAATTTGAAAGCCTTCGAAGATCCCAGCGAACAAAGATTCAAACAAGAAGCCTGCCACAGAAGCATTAAACTCAAAAACAACAGAAGCAAAGATGTCTAAAAACATAAGAGTCCCCATAACTTCGCCAACCGTAATGTCTGATTTTACCTGCTCTGTTTCAGTAAGAAAGCGCTGTAAATACTCAACACGCTCTAATGGATCACCACCTTTTAATTGAGCACCGATTCTTTCAATGACTGCGCGGTCGTCCGTTCCTAGATTTTTACCCCAGTGCTTTTCATTAATTTTAAATTTGGGAAACTTAATTACAGTTTTGGGACCTTCTTTCTGTTCTTGTAAAAGATAAAACTTTTCGTTGTTCATTACTTCGTTAATTAAATTTAAAATTGTTTCTGTGCTCATAACTTACCTCGTTAATAAATAGTTTATTTTTTACACAAAAACAAAAGGGTGGAAACAAGTTCCACCCTTTTGAGTCTGTAACACTCTTTATTTTACTTTTTAGCTTCTTTAGCTTCTTTTACGAGGCGAGCAGCAACTCGCTTCATTACTTTCTCTACTAACGCATCGCGGTTGATGGACTCTTTTTGGTAATCTTTGCCGGCGTGAGTCTTGGACTCGTCGCCTTCACGGTCACCACCGTCTTCGTAATCCTTGGCCTCTGGGTCTTTTTTGTCTTTACCCTTGTCGCCCTTGGACTCTCCATCATCGTGTTCTTCCATAATTTCTTCTTCAACGTCTACATCCATTTCTTCTTCGGTGTCTACATCTACTTCTTCTTCACCACCAGAGCGAACGTCGATCTTGATCTTAAGGGCATCGCCAATTGCGCTGGCCATCGCCTCTAAGCCGGCTTTAAGCGCAGCCTCAACGTCTTCCTGCGACATGCTGACTTCAGCATCCACTTCAACTTCGTCTTCTTCAGGTTCCTCTTCAACGTCGATTTCCTCGTCGTCTTCTTCAGGCTCTTCTTCAACGTCGATGTCGGCCTCGATGTCTTCATCGCCGGCGACCATTTCCATTTCATCATCAACATCAACGTCTTGCTCTAAAAGACCTTCTAGTTCGGCCAACACGTCAGCTTCTTCTAAACTTTTTTCTTCTAGCGGCGGTAAGTCGCCAAGGGCCCCTTCTTCGCCAACGTCCTCTTCTTCCAAGGGCATGTTATAGGCTTCTGAGAGGAAGTTCTCGGCATCTTTCTGGATACCAGCGTACTTTGCCCAACGTCGAGCGACGTTCTCTTCTAATAAAGGCTTTTTAGACATTTGTAAATTCTCCTTAAAGTGTTACATTATTAAATAGTTTCCATTTAAACAAAGTTCTCTTTCTTAAGCTTAAGGACGGCTTTATCCTCTATTTGTTTAATGCGAACGTAACTTACGCCTAGTCTTTCGGCCACCTCACGAAGGGTAATTCGGCCATGCTTGTCTACTGTAGTTAGGCAACAGTTATTATCTTCTTTATAATTAATCCAGTGACGGCAGCTTTTTTCTTTGCAGGGACAATTTTCTTTTGTTTTTCTTATACACTTCATTATAACTCCGGATGTGAACTCTCAATTGCGTCAAAAATACTATCTAATTCGTCTTCATTAATGTCTAACGTATTATTAACTTTCTCTGCGTTTTTTATGTTTCTCTTAATTCTATTTCTCTTAGTTTTGCTGTGGATTTTCATTTGTTCTTTATAACGGTCTACAAATTTACGCATAATGGAGTCATCCTTGATATACGATTCCATAATTGCTCTAATAAATTTAGTTTGTGTTAAATCATCGTCATAAAGTTTAGACATCCATTCTGCATGGATGTGTTGATCTATTTTAACAACTATTCTCTTTTTAGTCAAGCTCATTTAATTAATCTCACATGATCGGAACTCTCTATGATGCCAGCGTTAGTTTGTTTGAGCCATTTTGCTTTTAGTTGCAATTCTTTAATAGTACGTGCGCCTGAATAAGAAAGGCCCGATCTAATTCCCGTCACCAATTCGTTAATCACTGTAGCTACGGGACCTTTATACGGAACAGAGGACGAAACACCCTCTTGTGAAGCAACTTTGCCGCGCCAGTCTTGCTGTGCGGTCGATGAAGCCATACCACGATAAACCTTTCTTAGTTCCCCACAGTTCCCTGTAAAAGTTTCACCGGGCGACTCATCTGTTCCAGCAAGGAGTGATCCCAACATGACAAAATCAGCGCCAGCAGCAAGAGCCTTAACAATGTCACCCGCAGTTTTAATACCGCCATCAGCGATGATTTTTGTGTCTCTGTCTGATTTGGCGCACTCAAATATTGTCTCAAGCCCCGGAACACCGTGTCCCGTTTGTATTCTTGTAGTACAAATGCTACCACCTCCAATATTACATCTAACACTATCAGCACCCCAATCAGCCAAATCATTGAAACCCTCCAAGGTTGCTACGTTTCCTGCCATTAGGTGAAAGCGAGATGGTAAAATTTTACGCAGAGCAGTTAATGCCTCTTTCATGAGAATGTGATGGCCGTGGGCGACATCGACACAAAGAAAGTCTGCGCCTGCCTCGTATAGACTAAGGGCGCGGTCTAAATAATCACCACTTACCCCCACTGCCGCGCCCACTTTTACTTGGTCTGGAAGAGATGCTACAATAGTTGTCTGTTCTGTAATGGTGTTGTAGCGATGAATAATGGCTGTGCCCCCTAGTTGTGATAGTCTGTTCGCCATTTTACACTCGCTTACCGTATCCATCGGTGACGCAACAATTGGAAGATCTAATTTAATAAACTCAGCCAACTCACTGTGTAATTTAACTTCAGATCGGCTACGCACGCCACTGTATTGTGGTACCAACAACACATCATCGTAGGTAAGTCCTGTTTTCATTTTCATCTTAGATCCTTTTCAAGTTTTTATTTCGAATTAAGCTTTCTTTAATGTAAGAATAATCATAGCCTTCGTCGGGGTAAACAAGTTCATAAAAGTTGCCCTCCCTAAAAAGTAAAATAGTTGGAACACCATTTGGAGATAGAAGATCTGAGAGCTTGAAATGGGCGGCTGAATCGATTTTTATGAAATCAAATTCTTCTTGCAACTCATTCGAAACCTTTTCATAATCAGGTGTTAAACTATGACATATCCCACAGTCATCACTAAAAAATTTTATAACATGTGGCTTAAGATTTTCTTCTTCAAAAAACTTTTTAAAATAGTTTTGTTCAACCGTAGCGACCATTATCTATCTCCCGTGCTTCCAAGTGCCCCTTCGCCTCTGGTAGAATTATCATTTAAAGTATCTGTAGAACATTCAACAACCACGCACGGCTCAACAGGAATCATTACCGCCTGAGCGATTTTCTGTCCCGGCTGGATAATACGGGATACTGGGCCGACGTTGTGTAGGTTAACGAACACTTCACCATTGTAGCCGCTGTCTACAACACAAGCACCAACGAGTAATTGTTTCTTTGCAGCAACGCTTGATTTATTCTTAATCTCCAACATGAAGCCGTAAGGAACTTCTACTTTAATCCCAGTTGGAACAACTTTTGATTCGCCAGTATGAACGCAATAATCCATTCCATACATCGTATGTTCCCTATCTGGGCAATAAAACAAGTCGATCCCCGCGTCTGCTGCGTGGGCGCGCACTGGCATTTTGGCACTGTCTCTAATTCTATAAACTCGCAAATTCATTTTTCATCTCCAATTGTTATAAAGATGATAACTTATTTAGGAGTCTTTGTCAAGTGTTTTCTTAGTGCGCTTTCTAGCTGTCTTTCTTGTCATTTTAACGGAAAGGGTTTTTTTAGATGTTAACATCTTGGGAGGGTCATTCTCCTTAACTTCCACCTTTGGAGGGGGTGGTTGTAGCTTGTTTATAAAAGCCAATCTAGCTTCATTGTTAGGGAGAGTGCGGATACGCCGTACTAATGATGGCTCTTTTAAAATTTCTTCAGGATTGGAAGCGTGTTGGCGTATAAACGACCCCACCTGTTCCTTGTTCATTTTCATGTTATAAATAGTCCTAATTAATCATTCGCCAATTGTATTTAATTGAGCGCGTTGAGAAACCCCACGTTTCATTATAGTCTAGTTTGGCTAAATAGGGCCTATTAATCGCGATTCTATCTCGAATTGGATCAACTCCCCAGCATTTGATTGAAAACTGATTGTTTGTATCATCAATTGTTCTTACAATGTAATAGGTCTTGCCGTGTTTGGTCTTTTTTTCAATGACTTCGCGTGGAATGAACCAAGCAATCCCCAAATCCTTGTCGAATTCTCCCAACGGCGGGATCTTGTTTTTATTAATCATGTCATAGACCTTTTTCTTAATGACCAAATTGAATGGAAAAATACCAGTCAACCCAGTTAAGTATTCAATCTTTTCCTGATCGCTGAAATCGCCTTCAGGCTTGTATAAATCGATGTTCTCGTTTAAGTTCTTTTCCTTCTTTGGTCGATCGACGGCAACTGCTGACCAGAAGTGCTTCATTCCTGTAAAGCGTTCATCAACCATACAATTTAACGCGCCGCATCGAGTTAAAACATCCAAAGCCTTTTTGTTTAATTTAGAATAAACAACCTCCTCATTAAACAATAATTCCTCTACGGTGTTGAATGGTCGGTGTGCCAAGATTTGCTCAACCGCCTTGTCGCCCAAGCCCTTAATGGATGTCAAAGGCTGAATAAGACTCTTATTGTCTGCGCCGATGTCCCAGACCTGTCCTGATTCGTTAATGTGCGGACGCTTTACTCGATACCCAAGGCTTTGCACAATATTAATAGCTCGTTCCTTTCTTCCTTCGGGCTCTTTGTCGAGGTAAGCGGCCATCCACTCAACGGGATAGTAAGTAAGAAGATGGGCGCACTGATAGCTAAGAATACTGTAGCTGACAGCGTGGGACTTATTAAAACCATACCCTGAGAAATACTCAAATGTTTGCCAAAGCTTTTCTGCTTCACGCATTGTGATACCTTTCTCTTCGCATCCTTCAATAAACTTGCCATGAATCTTCTTTTTCTTTTCATACGTTTTCCCCGTTGTTCCCTTTTTAGTTAGAAGTTTACGAAGCAGGTTGCCTTCGTCAAGCGTAAGATTTTTACCCAATTTGTGAGCGAGCAAAGCGATTTGCTCTTGGAAAATAAGGAAGCCATGAGTTTCCTTGGTGACCTCTTTCACTAATGGGTGCAGATACTTAACACCCTTTGGATTTCTCTTTGCCGCTACATAATGATCGTGGACCTTTGCTGATAGTGGTCCCGGTCGATAGATTGATGTAATCGCTGAAATATCAATGATGCTCGTTGGCTTCGCCTTCTTACAGAAGCCTTGTGCCCCCTTCTCTGTAAATTGGAAGACACCAGCCCATTTGCCCTTATGAAAGACATTCTTATACACCTTCTGATCATCGAGATCTAAAACGTTGGGATCTAAATGTCGATCGTACCAGTCCTTAACATCTTGGAAAGTCGGCTCTTCCACGCCTTCGTGCCGTCGTAGGACATGCCGAATAGCGCCCTCAAGCATTCGTAAAGATGCAAGTCCCAGAATGTCAAACTTAATAAACCCAAGAGGCTCAAGATGTCTAACATTTTGCCCTTCACTCCATGGGGTCTGTTGAACGCCGGCACTATTAATAAGTGGCATGTGCTTGTTTAATTCGTCAGCAATAACCACACCACCAGCGTGACGACTGATAGATCGTACCTGTCCATAAAGGTTATCAACATGTGTGGCGATGTGTGGATACTTGTTAAGGAACTCTTTAAGAGTGTGACTGTACTCCTTAACTTCTTCAAATGTTGGAGCATAAACCCCTGCTGTAATTCCATGTGCTTTCTTTGCGATCGGTGTCGCCTCCTTCAACATTACACTCGTAACTTTGTTTACTTCGCTAAAGTCTAAGCCATAAAACTTAGAGATATCTTTAATCAAAGAACGAAGCTGTAGGGTGTTGTAGTTGCTGATAGGCACTACGGTATTCTTTCCCCACTTTTCAATCAGAACTTCTTTAAGAACCATCGGATCCGCAACATCATAATCGATGTCGGGATAATCTTTAGCATCTTTGCGTAGGAACCTACTAAAGAGTAGTCCGTACTTTATGGGATCAATCCCTGTGATACCAAGTACATACGCAACAAGAGAGCCAGCAGCACTGCCCCTCCCAGCACCGACAAGTTGGGTTTTCTTAGCTTCATCGCTTACCGCCTTCATAGTTAAAAAGTATTTCGAAAAGCCACGGTCTTTAATGACCTGTAGCTCTTCTTTTACTCGTTGAATGTATTCTGGTTGTTTGTCGAATCCGTATTCGCTGATTCCCCTGTTACATAGTCGATCAAGTTCTTGATCGGCGGTGCTTCCGTCAGGGACCACAAAATCAGGAAGACGCACAGTAGAATCAGGAGAAAAGCTAGCAATCCGTTCGTGAGCAATTCTATAAGTCTCTTCGATGCTCTCTCGTACCAAGTCGTCGTCATAATTTACCTCGCATTGTTTTGAATAGTTGTTGTAAGACTCCCACATTTCATCGCCATTCTTTGGGTATAGTTCATACTTCAATTCTTCTCGACTCTGTGGGAGTGTGTTTTCTGCATAGTCTGGCTTAGACTTTCCAAGCCAACCAAGCTGTCTGTAAAGTGATCGATCTTTAAAGAGATCTGGACGCGGGTAATGACTATCTGCTGTAGAGATAAGTTTAACGTCCAGCTTCTTTGAAGCCTCGATAATGTGCTTGTTGATTTCGTGCTGTTCTGGGATAGCATTCCACTGAAGCTCTCCATAGAACCTATCGCCAAAGATCTCAACAAAGTTGTCAATTGTTTCGGTCATCGCGGCTTGTACAGCCTCGTGGCCGCTCTCACGGTTGTTCCAGTAATCTTTGGATAGTGGACCACCCATACAAGCAGAAGACACGATAATGCCCTCATGGTGCTCTGCTAGCATCTTATAATCAATACGAGGATAGCGATAAAAACTATCGCCGTTAAATGATTTACTAATTAACTGAAATAAATTGTTTAGGCCCGTTTGGTTTTGAGCCAACAGTACCAAGTGTGCTCGTCGGTTAATGATGTTCTTTTCTTGACGCTTTGTAGCCTCTTCATCCTCAACAACAACGGCGCTGTTCTCTTCTTTCTTTTTACGACCCTTTTTACTCTTTCGAATTTCTTCGTAATCTTCTTTCCATTTGTCAACGGAGTCAATAAAGTAAGCCTCAATCCCATAGATTGGCTTAAAATCTTTGCCCTCTGCCTGCATCTTTTTAGCATGAAGCACCTGATGTGATAGCCCATTCATGTTGCCGTGGTCTGTCAACGCCAGAGCATCACAGCCATTTTCATAGGCAAAGTTCATGTGGTCTTGAGGATAACCCAAACCATCGAACACACTAAACACACTATGCGCGTGCAAGCCAACAAACTTAACACTCGACTTATTCACTACACTCATTCTCTAGCTCCTCAATGTACTCATTACATCTTTTTAGTTCATCATGAATCTCTTTATAGTATTCATCAAAAACGTATTCCAGCAACCGGCGTTGGGCGTCTGTTAGCCACACAATATTAGTTGGAAACCCGGCGTCACGAAGGACAACCAAAGGAATCTTTTCGTATTCAGTTTCGTAATTCAATCTATT